AAACTCGATCAACTCCCACAAATTGGCGTATGACTCAGCCAACAGCCCGTTGATCTGGCCTTCCGGCGACTCCGGAGAGACGTTAATATTGCTACCAAAAACTTGCTGTAGCTGAGCATTAAGATCCTCAAGAATATCAGGTAGGCGCTTGCGCTCAAAGCCTGTTGGTAATACGCCAAATGTCATGTTATGACCGTCGTTGGGTTGCTAATATTAATTAGTATGGTTTGGTTGTTAATGTCGCCAAACTCTGTTGACGCAGAAAAAGCCACATCAAGCGCTCGTGTTGTCTCGTTATATGCCATATTAAATTCCGTTAATGTTTCAACGCCTGGGGTTTGTAATATCTGCACTTTTAATATTGATTCGATATCGGCAAGGTCGGCTGGCTTAACAAAGATTCGCTCAAAATAGGGTACGCCTGCCTGGATATCTAAAAACCACTCATTAGTGTAAAAAAGCAATCGAGTACGCACATGCTGTACGACTTGCGCCGCATCTGACACGGTTAAAAAGCTTCCGTTTTGCAATATCAAATCGTTGTTTTCTCCGAGCGCTCTGCTAATCACTGCGGCCCACCTGATGTTCCCGCGCCAGGGTCAACTCCGCCGTGTCTGTGTGTTGCCATTTCTAATCCTTGTACAGTCAAGCTATTGCTAGCAACAACGGCCGGGGCTGTCGTGGTGCCGCTCACGTTTAACCTGCCGTTAATAGTAGTGTCCCCGTTTAGCGTGATTGACGGCGCATTGACAGTAACGCTAGCGCCGCTGGTGATGGTGATCTGTCCGGTCGCATCAATATCAATGGTTGCGTCGGCCAGCGTGACAACAGCATTGCTGCTATCACTGCGTAGCTGGGCGTTTGCCGCGTCATAGTTGGGGACAACGTTAGGCAGTGACGATAGCCCAACATGAGCTGCCGCATCAGATAGTGCATGAAAACGACGCGCTAGAGGGTCATTAATGCCGCCATTTGTATGCCAATTATCAATGGAGCGCTCACAAAAAACAATCAGGCACTCATCATCAACAGCGACCGGAAACGTCAACGAAAAACCACCCCCGCGAGGGTAAATTATTGGCACATTAATCAGCACCGGCAAATCAGTCGGGCTTAAAATTTGAATCGTCTCGTCGCGCGTTATGAATACCCGGCGAATAGCAGGTTGCACCGTTGCCGTTTGCGTCGAGGCATTAAACGAGACGATGATTCCGGGCATCGACGTATGTAAGTCTTTTATTCGATTTTCTATGCCATCACGAATAACTGTACTTAGCGTTGCTAGCGATGGTGTCTGGTCGGCCATTATTATGCCTGCTGCTGGTTTTGATTACGCTGAGGCGTCAAGCCACGCACATTAGCAACCCAGTAACCCTGCCTGCTGTTGCCGACAAACTTAACTTCTTGCACTTTGTAGATTCCAGCAGCTTCTGATCTGCGGCGAGTGCGCAGGAATAAATTTCCCTGGGCCGAGTCTTGCGTAGTGGACTCGATGGTGAAAGCTCGGTTAGGCAATAAACGATGATTAAGTAATACGCGCACATCAACGCCGACCTCGGTTAGCACAGGCACATTAAGCAATCCGGTATCCGCCGTTATCAGCACGGACTCATCGCCAGCAAGGAAAGCGTTTACCGGAGAGATGATAACCTCCTCGTCTTGTATGCTCCAGTTAAAACCTAGCTCACGCGCCAGCTCATCCATAATCATTGATGTCTTTCCCGACAAGGTTTGCCCGCGCAAGCGGCTTGCCGTATCTGGCACGCCCTCAACGGGGCCAACGGTTAGATTTGCAAAAGTAGCTAGCAGCGTATCAATAACTTCTCTAGTAGTAATCGACGCGCTAAACGTTGTGTTGATAGTGGCATTATCCCAGTCTCTTTGACCGTCACCGGCATAGATTAGCGATATTCTGTCCGGCCCCGCTTTGTAGTGATAGACGTTTCTAATTTCGCCCACGAACAGTAGGTTCGTGTCGCCCTCATAGCCAGCGTTTAATAAAATTCGCGTGCCATTTCGTTGCAGCGCTGCGCGGGTGTCGATGTTAGCATTGTAAATTATTATTTTTGCTAGATTAGGATAGCTAATCAGGCTTTTAGTGATCTCAAAATTAATGCGTAAGTCTGTTATGCGTCGGGTGTCGCCATCGACCGGCTGAATGATTAGCTCATAGCGCCTTATAAATTGCCTAGGCACTTATGCCATCCAGCTCGTCATCGGTCAATATTGTAATCACAACATCGCTGGCAAAGTTATCAAATGTCGCATCTTGATTTTCGTCGTTAACGTTTATAGCAAACATATTACTTATGCCAATATCAACATGGCCTAACAAATTAACGCCGCCAACAAGCACAACCCCGTTAATGATAGCTTCGTTCTGCGTAGTGTTTATGCTGAGAGACCAGGTTCCAGCGCGCGAATTATAAATGATTCTAAACAAATATCTGATGCCATCAATTATCGTCGATAACCGCTGTTCGGGTGATGATGTCACGGGCAAAATAATCATCTCAAAACCCCAAGGACTCTAGTAACAAGTCTTAATAATGATGCATTTTGGGGTTGGGATGGCGCGACCGACTCTTGCCTGCCAAGCTCTTCTGTTGGGCTTGCTAGCGGCCTTGATAATAATGCCACCTGTTCATCGTTTAATGATGTCGTCATCGACTCGGTGATCAATATCTCATCAAGTACAACGCGCATTAACGCAATGCGTGATGTGTCTTTATCTTGATCAATCGACAACGCCGTGATGATCATGTTTTCATATCTCACAAGCCCTGTCTGTACGGCAATAATTACATGGTCACGCTGCAATTGTAATATTGCCTCATATGCAACTTGGCTACGCGTGAGGTTTTCGTTTGTCGATGAGCCAAATAAACCAGTGACAGAGTCTCTAAGCTGCGAAAAGGCAGCCCCACCAAGTGGGTTGTCGCTGACTTGAGCAACAATGTGTAAGCGCCTCGGCTCCACGATTGCATGGTCGTTTATTTCTGGGCCTGACTCGACAGGGTTTTTTGTTATCGTAGTTGTGTTGCTATGTGCCTCGATAAGCCTCGCGTCTAATTGTATGCCGCCCAACATGCTTCTGCTGCGTATAAATAAATTCTCAAACATTTATTGATCGACCGTCGTGATTAAATCTTGTGCTGTCTGCTGTAACTGGTTAGAGGTTTCCAAAGCAATTTGCTCGGCTGTGTCGGATCCGCCATAAATGTTGATGTCTACATTTTCAATGACAGCCCTGGCCTGGCCTCCGGTAATGGCAGGCACTTTGCTGTCTTCACCGCCACCAAAACCAGTAAAGAATGAGGCTGTCCTATCAAACCCATCACTAAAAAACCTGCCAACAGACGCCAGATCATCATCTATACCTATCGCCTTATTTACTCTTAAAGCGATAGAGCTGGCCGCAGGGATTAAATCATTCACCACCGCCTTCATCACCATGGGGATTTCTTTTAGTGTTTCAATAAATCCTTCAAGAGTGAATTCGGTTATCAGCTCTATAATTTCTTTCCAGCCGGTTAATATCAGGCCAAGCGTGGAATTGATAGCATTAAAAACTACTGCAACATCCTCAATTTCCGATTTTAATATCGGGAATTGCCTTATCATCGCGCCTATAAAGCTGTCGCCACCTTCGGCGAATACCTTAGCGTCCTCTAAAAAAAGAACAAACAACAGCGCCGCCGCTGCAATCAATAATGGAATACCCGCAATCACTGCCAGCCATGTCGCCGTGATGATGGTGACAACTTTAATCACCTTGCCGATTTTCTCGATCAGCATTGGCAAATCTTGGGCGATAATTTCGCGGTTGGCCTTGAACCAGTCGGTAAATGTCTCGACCATACTTGTCATAGCTGGTGCTAGTGCTCGCGAAACCTCGCGACCAAGCGATTTTATGACAGCAAATAAATCTGTTAGAGATTCCTGAAACTCAATTGCAATCGCTGAATCTTCGCCCGTCGTAACTCCTAGCTCGTGCGCCTCCTTTTGCAGAGCACGAATGGCTGTGGGGCCTTTTTGTAGCAAGCGCAAGGATGATGATAAACCCAGTTTTTGGGCAAACTCAATCTGGCGTTGATTAGATATCCCTTGAAACGCGGCGGAAATCTCAAGGAACAGTGAGCTGGTGTCTTTTAGCTGCCCGTTCGTATTTGCAACAGATACACCTAACAAACTAAGCGGCTCTATGCCGCCGCCAACACCACGAAACGCCTGGCTTGCTGTCGATGCTAACGCACCAAGAACACCGCCCATTGCATCGGCTGCGCCGCCTGATCGCTTTAGCGCGAAATCAAGTGATGCTAGCGTCTCAACACTAACACCGATCTCATCGGATAGCCTGCCTTGCTCAGCGCTGGCGCTAGTTGACGCAACAACAAAGGTCGTTAGCGCCGCCGCACTGGCTACAGCCACCGTGGCCAACTGCTTCATCAGACCAGTGACGGCATTGATGTCTTTTTTAAATGACTTTAATTCTTTGTCATTGTAGTCGTAACCTAACTCAACGAGCAGCGAATCAATAATCATTTTTTAAGGCTCATTTTGAAGTCTATTATTTCATGCATAAGAGATAAATCATAAATGGAATAAGTGCCGTCTTGCAGCTCTTTTAGCGTACACATCGGCGGCTCGATAATTAATGGCCGATGCATGTACGCATTAATGTTTGGATATATTCGCGGGTCTATCGTTACTGATTTAGCGCCGCCAGCGCCCGCTGTGCTAACTGGCCGCTCATTAAACCTGAGTAATTAGCCTTAACAACAAATAAGAACAGACGATAAGCGTCGGCAAGGCTATCGCCAGAAAAATGCTGAGTAAAACCACTGTCGGATATTTTCTCTCCATTACGGCTTGCTCCAATAACGCAGTCCTTCATTAGGGAGACTAATTCCTCTGGCGATACATTATTAAATACAGCGCTCAGAGCATCGCCAATCGCAGCGATCTCATCGCCTCCATCGCTCTGCTTGTCCGATACCAGCATCGTTACGGCCGTGCCAAATGCTTTGACCAATCTAAATTTGATTAGCATCGCTTTTTCAGGGGGCCACTGCGTGCAAGAATATTCTACATCGCTAATCGTCGTTGTTTTTGTCTCGCAAGCCATTAGCTGCCACCGTGAAGCATGTCTAACCGCTCGACAATGATTTCCCACGCCTGACTATTGGCGTTTTGCCCGCGAATAATCGGTGATGGCCTTGGAATATATCCCTGCGTACCGCTCACCAAATCAAGGTTTCGCGTGTCTTTAAATTGCACAAAGACGGGAACAAAAAAACCGTTTTCTTGCGTCGTTATTAATCCGCTTAAAAATGTGTTCGCCCCTGACGATTGCATCAGGTTGAACGCAATCCGACCAGATCTGTCTGCGCTGATTGAAATAGTCATTTGTCCGTCTGTACCAATTTTATGCGCGGTGGAATCGTTAATACGCTCCATCGTAATGGTGTCGTCGGACAGCTCACCAAAGCCGCCAATATCGACGCCATTCACGAGCAAGACGGTGTTTAAAAAACTGTACTGTCTCATTATTTATAAGCTCCGGTTATCTTTCAAAAATGCCGTTGATGGTGACGTTGTGGATAGCTCCAGCGCCCAGGGCGATAAAACTAAGCCCTGGGTAAATTCTGGCATCAACGCTACTCTGGTCTACGTCATCAACGGGAATAGTCGTTGTTCGGTAGCCGTTCTCAAGGAATACGCCATCTTGAGTTTCGCCAGCGGCTAGTAAACCATTCAATACAGCGGCGTCTAACGCTCTGATCACCTGCTGCTCAAGTGCGGCAACACCGGCATCGGTGTACGGCACTTTAGTCGGGCGAGTTAGCAAGTAACCAAATACGTTTGTCTGTATTGCGTCTGTCAACCAATC